GGGAGGGCGGCCGTGAGCGCCACTAACGCTGCGGCGGGTACCACGCAGGTGGGGTACGAGGTCGCGAACGCTCTGGGGCGGCTGAACTCCGACAGGCCGAAGCTCGGCGCGCGGTGCGTCGAGGCGGTCCCGCTCGCAAGGGCGATCCGGTACATGCTCCAGGCGCTCGACCTGCACCAGCAGAACACGGGCCATACGGTCGAGCGGATCGGGCGCGACATTCGTGCGGGCCGGATCGAACTTCGGCTGGAGGGGAACCGAGCGAAGGTGATCACACCATGACGAAGGCTCTCGTTCGTATCGCAGTGGCGCTGGAGAGGATCGCTGTCGCCCTGGAGGCTCAGTCCGGCCTCACCGGCGAGGTCCGGTACACCTATAACGACGGGGCGTTCCGCCGCTCAGCACCGCCGCTCATCCCGATCAAGGGAGACGGCGGAGCGGGAGCGCCGCTATGAGCGCGCTCGCCTCGAAGACGGGCCTGACGGCCCCGAGCGAGGGCCTCGACGCCCGCGTGGGCCGAGAGATGGGCCGAGAGATGGGCTGGCTCATGCGCCGGACGAAGCGGGTGGAGGAACTGCTCGCGGAGCCTGCGGTCATGGAGATGGCCGACCGTCTGGCGCGTCACATGGAGCAGTGGGCGCGGATCGAGGAGGTCGACGTCAAGGACCTGGAGGTGACGGTCCTCCCGAGCCAGACGAAGACGTATATCCAGATCGCGTTCGGCGCTCGGCCGTGCATCGCTTGTAGCGGCACAGGCCGTCTCCCCGACGGCGTCCATTACTGCCCCACCTGCGACGGGTCTGGCGTCCGGTGAGGCTTCTCCGGGATCTCGTGGCGATCACCGCCTACGGCATCTCTGCGTTCTTTGCCCGCATCGGGATGGCTGCTGAGGTGCCGCAGGACGGCGCTGGCGGCGATCCGGCGGGGGAGGACGAGCTGCTCATCCCCCTATCCCAAAACGGCCACCAAGAGGCTGAGATCATCCGAAAGGAGCACCCATGAACAAGCCACGCTGGCTCCGGATGCGCGAAGCCTCCGCTGGCTCAAGCGCCCCGGCACTGGAGCGAGGCAGCGATGCCGACGGGGACGGGGACACCGATGTGCCGCAGGGCACCTCGGGTGACGGCGACACCGACGACCGCCCGTGCCCCGACTGTGACGGGTCGGCGATCAAGGACGGCCAGATCTGCCCGACGTGTAACGGCTCGGGGTCGGTAATGGCCGAGGCGGCATCGACGGACGCGAAGGTCAATTGTCCGACGTGTAGCGGTAAAGGGAAGATCCTTGGCGGGAACGTCACGTGCCCCGACTGCCACGGCGACGGGAAGGTCCCGGCCAACTCGCCACTGCTGAAGGAGTCGGCACTGGCGGGCGACTTCCGTGCGCTGAGCACGGCGGCGCTCGCTTCGGGGGCGTGGCTCTCCGACGGCTCACTGCGGGAGGCTTCCGTCGCGCGGCTGTCGGAGAAGGACTACTCCACCGACACGCGCGTCCAGATGGCGAAGGATGGCCGGGCGATCCCGATCCGCAACGACAAGGGCGAGGTCACCGGCGGGGCGTACCCGATCAATGACAGCGGCGACGTCAAGGACGCGCTCCAGGCGTATGGCCGCAGCCCGACACCGCAGACGAAGGCACATATCGTCAAGCGCGCCAAGGCCGTGGGGTCGGCGGAGCAGGTCAAGAGCGCGCAGGCGCTCGGGCAGACGAAGGAGACCGCTTCGCTGGTCGAGCGCGTAGCCAGCCTGGAGGACTCGCTGAAGCCGGAGCGGCTGCTGCGGGAGTCCAAGCCGGGCGTCCTCAATGCGACGTACTCCACGCCGACTCGCGTCACGACGCAGGGCGGCAAGGAGGGGTACCAGGTCGTGCTGATCCGTGAGGGGAAGGGCAACGCGGAGGACGGCAATTGGTACACCGGCGACGCGATCCGTGAGATGTGCGAGTCGGGGGTCGCGGAGGGGATGCAGGCGTACGCCAACCATCCCGACCTGGAGGAGGAGCAGAACCGCCCGGAGCGCGACGTCAAGCAGCTTGTCGGCTCGTATGCGGACGTGACGTTCAGCGAGTCCGGTGGCTCGCCTCGGGCGGAGGCGGTCTTCGTGCCGCTGACGACCGATGAGAGCCATCCGACGTACGGCTGGGTGGTCACGCTGGCGGAGGCCGCCAGCAGCAGCACAGGCCCGCAGCCCCTTTGCGGGATCAGCCTGTATGGCCTTTCGGCCGGGGACTACGGCTCCCGCCCGGACGGCTCGGAGGGCCGCGTGGTAACGATGATCCGTCCGACCTCGGGCGACGTCGTCACGAACGCGGGAGCGGGTGGAGGGTTCATCCGCAAGCTGATGCAGGAAAGCGCCCGGCGTCTCCGTCGAGGCACCCAAAACAACAGAGAGGATGAACCGATGCAGATCGGCGAGTTCCGTACCCAGATGGCGGAGGCGCTGAAGAAGCTCAGCGAGGCGGACTCCGATGAGCAGCGCACCGAGGCCAATGCGGCGATCAAGCTGCTGGAGGCCGAGGCCGTCAAGATCGACGCCCCGCCGTCGGCCCCGGATTCCATCGAGGCACTGACCGAGGCCGCTCCGGCTCTCGTGACGCAGCTTCGTGAGGCCGCGAAGGCGGAGGCGGCGACCGAGTCCGACGCACTCAAGACGCAGTTGGCCGACGCCCAGGCCCGGCTCGGTGAGGCCGACAAGTTCATCACCGGCATCACCGACGTGCAGGGCATCGCCGCCGCGCTCCGCGAGGCGGGCGTCAAGGACGACACCGATGTCGGCCGCGCGGAGATGCGCCACTTCGTCCAGAACGCCAAGATCCTCGGCCTGAAGGAGAAGGCCGACATCGTGGAGATGGTCGAGACGGAGCGGGCGTATCGCAAGTCCCAGGAGGACGCGCAGATCGAGCGGCTCCGTGAGTCGTATGACCTGCCCGAGGTCGAGGGCGTCTTCGGACGCACCCCGGAGCCCGCGCCGGATGGCGGCGAGGCGTTCCTCCGGGAGTCCGGAATCCCCACCAAGACCCCCGCGTCCGCGTAGGGCGCTCGAACACAGACAAGGAGAAGCACGATCATGTTCAAGCGCATCAAGGCGCGAGAGCGGAACATCCTCGGGCGTCGGCCGATTCGCGGCGTCCTGAGCATCGAGAAGGTCCAGGCCCTCTCGAAGGGCGAGTTGCTGGACCTGCTCGACCTGGGCTACCAGCTTCCGATGGCTGGTGGTATGACGACCGCGCAGAACGCGACGGCCGCCAGCCCGACGTATTTCCCGATGGCGCTCTGCGTCACTTCGGACCAGACGATCAACCAGGGTGACATGGTCTGGTGGGATTCGGTCAATTACACCCTGAAGCCGCTCACGGCAGTAGGCCAGGTCGCCATCGGCCTGGGCACGGGCGGCTTCTGCGGGTGCGCGGCCGGTACCAGCAACCCTGGCGTGTACCCGACGCCTCCGAGCGGACAGAGCGAGGCCCTTCCGGGCATCGTGGTCCAGCGCGGCGGCTCGGTCTACCTGAACGGCACGGCGGGCGACGGCGCGTACTTGCCGTTCCAGCCGGTGACCGTCGGCGCTGACGCGCAGACGGTCTCGCGCGGCGGGGAGACCACGGCCGACCGTGTCGGCTTCGTGCTCGTCCGCCCGCCCGTCTCCCCTCGCGGGGCCTCGGGCGCGACGCCGGTGCCGGAGACCGACAACAGTGGGCGGCCGCAGGTCTGGCTGACCCCCACGTTCCCCGCCACCTCACTGACCTAGAACAGGTCCGGAGAAAGGAGAAGCACCCCATGCCGGATCTGCGAAAGATCCAGGAGAAGCGGATTCAGAAGATCCGTGAGACCCAGCGCGCCCAGATCAAGGGCCAGACGGGTTTCGACCCCGACCAGATCGACTGGGAGGACACCTCCCTTTCGTTGCTGAAGCTCCGCGAGGCTTGCTACAAGCATCGCCGGGCGACGCCGGGGATGAGCAGCATGCGCGAGGCAAGCGCCGAGTCGTCCTTCGGTGCCCTGCTCCGTGCGGGCGTGAACAACTTCATGTTCGACGCCTACCAGACGGTGCCCACCATCTACCAGGACCTCGTGCGCGTCGCTTCGAGCAACAAGTACGAGGAGCTTTACGCCCCGCTGTACAACAGCGAGCTTCCGCAGGAGGTTCTCCCGTCGGAGCCGTTCGATGATTCTCGGATCATCGGGCTGGACGTCCATGTCCGCAACCGCAAGTTCGGCCGCATGCTCGCCTTCGAGCGCGAACTGGTGGACGACGACATGACCGGCCAGATCACGCAGCGGGCGAGCAACCTCGGCGAGATGATGCGGTACGTCGAGGAACTGCAGGTGATGATCGCCATCGAGGGTGCCGTCAACCCGCAGACGGGCGGCGCGGGCTACACGTTCGCGCTCGGCACGCAGCTTCAGACCCCTGGGCAGCTTTCGCAGCCCAACCTGGAGTTGGCGGACATCCAGTTGCAGAACATGGTGGACCCGCTCGGGAACTTCATGCTGGTGGCCCCGGACACAGTCCTGGTCTCCCCGGCGGACAAGTTCAACATCCTGAAGCTGCTCAACAGCACGCTCCAGCCGTCGGTGCCGGGTGCCTCCGGGCAGACGTACAACACGGCGTCCTCCGGCGGGACCGGGTTCGTGATGACGATCAACCCGCTCCAGGGTGAGTACGCGGCGAAGGTCAGCCGCTTCCTCCCTGGCGCGTCCTCGACGCAGGGTGGGCCTGGTCTGAAGGGTCCGGGCCAGGACGGCTCGCACGGGTCGTGGTTCCTGCTGCAGGCGCAGAAGGGGATCGTCTTCCAGGACCGCGACCCCCTGGAGGTTCTCCAGGAGGCCGTGGCGTCCGGGACGGCGTTCTCGTTCGATCAATACAGGTATAGGGTCCGGAGGCGCTTCGCCACCCGTGTCATCGACACGCGGTTCAGCGTGCAGGGCAACTGAGCAGTGATGCGAGGCGAGGGCCGGGGCGTACGCTTCGGCCCTCGCCGCGTCCAAGGGAGGTGAGATGGGCTCGTACACCACGGTCAAGAACGGCAAGCGGCTGCGCGTGCAGGTGACCGACGATGATGCGCTACGGGACGTGGCGGACCTCTGGGCCGTGGTCAAGGGGGAGTACAACGGCACGCCGTCTACGGAGAGCGACGCGCTGAAGAACATGCTGGGGGATCTCCAGCATGGGAAGCCGCTCTCCGACCCGCAGTTCGCGCTCAAGGCGCGGCTGCTGGACAAGTACGCGGCGGCGCTGAAGGAGTTCCGGGCGTCGCCGGAGAGCGACACGGAGGGGTACATTCCGCTGCCGCCTACGGGTTCGGGGCGGCTCATGGAGGCGGTAGCGCTTCTGCCGCCGAGCCTGAGAGCCCACCTGCGGGAATCCAAGGCCCCGCCTCCTCCAAACCTTCGACCAAGCGGCATCAGTCCTATGACGGCCGCGAGCGCAACGCAGCCTCCGCGTCAATGCGGGGCCTGCAAGATGTTCGAGTTCGGCCACTGCTGGGGTTACGGAGACTTTCCCGTGGATCACGACTGGGTCTGTAACGCCTGGGTCGCCGACCCTGACTGGAAGGCGCAGGAAGGCACGGTAGAATCAATGTAGGTTGGAAGAGTGGGCACATATCTACGTACTGGTCGATCCAAGGAACGGTGAGATTCGCTATGTCGGGTGGACTGGTAAGGGCTTACTAGAGCGGCTGGACGCGCACCTCAAGTGCAAAGACAATCTGTACAGGGTCCACTGGATAGCCAGCCTTCAGCGCATCGGCCTAGAGCCTCGAATTGCGCTAGTTCAATCGGTCCCTAAGTCACACTGGTCGGAGGCCGAGCGGTATTGGATTGCTTACTTCCGGACGGCGGGTTGCGCGCTGACCAATGCGACCGATGGAGGCGAAGGGCACGCTGGGGGCACGATGTCTGAAGCGGGGCGGCTCGCGACTAGCGCGCGAATGAAAGAGCATTGGCGGCTGTGGCGCGAGTCCGGCTCATCGGTCTCGGAAGCGACAAGAGAAAAGATCGCTATGGCCCACAGAGGAAAGACAACGTCGCCCGAAACGCGAGCCAAGGTATCGGCGTCTCAAACGGGGAAGCCGAAGCCGCTTGGCCATGGGGCGAAGATCTCGGCGACGACAACAGGAAAACCTAAGTCTCCGGCGCATCGCGCAAAGATCATCGCGCGCAATTTGGAGATGGCTAAACGACCGCGTACTCAGAAGCAGATAGACGGGTTGCGGGCTGGCGCTGCACGAGCAAACGCTAAGCGTCACAAAGAGGCGTTGGCTCGCCGATGCGGCTGAGCATGGGCAGCATTCTTGAACTGGAGGCTTTGCGTTGAGTACGACGGCTTTGCAGGAGCAGGACCTACGGGAGCGCTTTGAGCCGCGTCCGGCGGAGCGTCCGCTGGACGTGATCAGCGAGGCGGTAGGCACGGGCATCTTCATCCGGTCGCATCGGACGGCGCTGCAGCTAGACCTCGGGAATGGGTTTCGTGGGCGGCGGCTGTCGGTGAGCCGGTACTACTGGGGCGCGGAGCCGCCGGTGGCTGTCGACTTCCGGAAGGAGGTCCAGCATGGCCGCCCCGAGGTCGAGGCCAAGGCCGCGTATTTTGCGGGGGCTGGCGTCAGGTATGTGCTGGCCGTAGATGAGTGGGACGAGGAGGCGCTGTCGCTGGCTCTCGCCCCGTCGGCGGCGGAGGCTGAGCCGGGCGAGCCCCAGCGGCCGCTGGTAGCGCCTCGGCGGAAGCCAGCGCGGTGAGCGAGACGCTTGTCGACCTGTGCTACACGGGTCCGAGCGACTTCTACACCTGCCGGGTAGATGGCTTTCAGGTCGTAGCTCGTGGCCGGGGCCTGATTCGTGTCCCCCCGCACGTGGCGGAGCGGCTGCTGGCTGAGGAGCCGGACGCCTGGACCGATCCGGAGGAGCTTGCGCTGCGGGCGCAGGAGATGGAGGCCGACCTCCAGGACGCCCGCTCCCGCGCGAGGGAGGCGAGGGCGGCCAAGGCCCCGGAAGTGGAGGCGGAGGCCCGTAGGCGCGCGGAGAGCGCCGCTCAGGCCCTTTCTGAGATGGGCGCGTGGTCTCGGCAGCGGGAGCGGCTCCGGCGCGTGTACGCCGACGCTGAGGCGAGCCTTCGGCAGCGGCAGCGGATCGTCCGTGAGCAGCTTTCTGAGGCGCAGGCTCGGGTGCGGACCTACCAGCAGTCGTTGCTGACTGCTGAGCGTGAGCGGAATACGCTGGCGCGGCAGGCGGCGGACGCGGGTGTATCGCACGCGGAGCTTGCCAGCATGGTGGGTGCGGAGCACGCGAAGTACGGCGGCATATTCGGCAACGAGGACGTCAGCACGACGGTCGGGCAGCCGAAGATATTGAGCGCCTGGGTCCAGTACCAGGGAGCGTCGCACGTGCTGACGGACCTGACCTCCGACCGCCACGAGCAGCACGTAGACGCTGTGCCGAACGAGGTGCTGTTCCTGCCGGTGGGCGTATGCAAGCTGCTGCGCGCCCCGGCGGCTACGCCTTGGGCGGTACAGACGGTGATTCCCGGCACGCTCACTTCGACGCACGACCCCGCTACGGGCCTCGACCAGATGTTCACGAGCGAGGTAGTGACTTGGGGGATCCGAAAGGACGGCACGGCGTACTTCGACGCGGAGGGCGCGCAGGCGGGGGAGGCTTCGCGGCTGTTTCTGATCGCGGGGCAGCCGTCACTCAACCAGTAAGGGCCTCCCTGGAGGAAGGCCCTTAGCGGCGCTCTAGCGGGTGGAGGGGCTACCGCTTACGCGGCTTGCCCTGCTTCGTGAGCGTCTCCTGGTAGGCCAGTGCCTGCTCGCGGGCCTCGGCCTTGCGCTCGCGGCTGGCGGCGACCCGGAAGATGTGGCCGGGGTCGGCTGCGCTCATGCCGCCGCCCTGGGCGTGGACGTTCAGGCCCTGGTAGACGATGACCTCGCCGTCTACGCGCCCGCGCCCGGCGAACTCGTAGGGGAGCACGGTCGCTCCGGCTTCGGCGGCCTCGGTGGCCTTCAGGATCCGGCCGGTGGAGCGCTCGTCGGCATTGGAGGTGACGCGCTCGACCTCGTGCCAGCCTGCGGCGGCGAAGCCAGGGACGCCGTCGTCGAAGATCTTGTCGCCCGGCTGGAGTTCGTCGGCGCGCTTGGAGAGGCTCGCCCGGAAGAAGCGCTGGGCCTCTGCGCCGCGCTTGGTCATCGTCCGGCCCCGGCCGCCGCACTTGAAGCAGCGCGAGCCGGTCATGGCGTTCCACGAGTAGTTGCCGCAGCCGCCGCAGCGGGTGCAGACGTCGCTCTCGAAGAGGGTCGGCTTGTCGCAGGGAAGCTGGGCGGTGGTCGTGCTCGGCATGGTGGCTCCTTGGTCACTGGGAGTGTTCATGGACCTAGTATACCGCTCGCCCGGCGGAAGTAAAGGGCTGCCGAACAAGAAGATGCGCGTGCTCTCGAAGGGAGGCTTCCGCCTATGACGCAGGTTGATCTTGCCGTACTCGGCTCGGACGGCTCGGTAGGAGGCCCTGGCGGGAGCCCGCTCTCGCCGTCGGCGGTAGCGATCACCACGGGCGCGAATTACACGGTCGCGCCGCAGCGCCCCGTCTTCTACCTCCTCGGGCAAGTCTCGGACGACACGACAGCGCTCAATGCGCTCCTGGCGGCCGGGAATATCCACCTGATGCTGTATGGGACGGGGACGATCAGCGCCGCGCTCGTCCTGAACAGCAACACGACGCTGGACCTCTCCAGCGCGACGCTCAACGTAGCCGCCCATACGAACGACAACATCGTCCGGAACGCGAGCCTCTCGGGCGGCAATAGCAATATCGCGGTGATCGGCACCGGCCACTCGACGGCGATCCTGAACGGCAACTGTCAGAACCAGGACGGGCAGTCGGGGACCAACTGGAAGAACGTGGCGCTCCTGTTCGTCAAGGTCGCCGGGCTCACGCTCCGGGACTTCACGCTCCAGGATTACAACGGGTGGGGGATCTCGCCGCAGGCTTGCACCCAGGTGCGCGTGACCGACATCCAGTCCGTCGTCAACAACGTCTCGTTCAATCAGGGCCTGGTCAATACCGCCGACGGCGGCACCGATCACCTCTACATGAACCTGACCGGGAACAGCCACGACGACTTCGTGGCGCTGATCTCGCGGCCCGGCGCTGGCTTCTCCTACAGCGGCGCGGGCGGCACGCTCTCGCGGGTCGTGGTCCGGAACATTCGCGGCAACAACGGTGGCGTAGGCCGCATGCTCCGGCTGCTCACCGGCGACGGCTCCCAACTGTTCCACGTAGACGTAGACGGCGTCATCTGGGAGGGCGCGGGAGTACCGGCGGACATGGTGATCCTCGACGGGTCACTGACCACCGACAGTCCTCCTGGGTATCTACTCACGAGCCGCCCGGCGCAGACGGACTTCTTCGACATCACGATCCGCAACGTCAAGGGTGGCTGCGGCACTACCGGCGCGATCCTGAACGTCAATTCGCCGTGCGCGAAGGTGCGCTTCTACGGCACGACCGCGAACACGGGATGGAACGACTTCATCTCGATCCCGTCGTGGGGCACGATTGCCGACCTCCAGGTACTGGGCTCGCAGATCACCGCCGCCCCCACGGGTGGCACCGACGGGATCGTCATCAAGAACCGAGGTGCCGTCACCAACTTCGTGTTCAGCGACTCCAGCGGGAACGTGGCCTTCGTTACGGTGCTGGACAACACCGGCGGCACGTTCACCAACTTCGTGTCGCGCGGGTTGAACCATCCCACGTGCTCCGGCGCAGCGTATCCCTCGGCCGCACAGGGCACTCACAGCAACGGCCCGGACTTCGACTGGAACCTCGGCGGGGTCGCGTTCCGCCGCCGCAACAACATAAATGGTCGCTGGGGGAACATCTACTCCACCTCTGGGGACCTCACGCTCAACAGCCTGACGTGGGTCGGCGTCGCGGCTACCACTGGCTTTGACATCACGGTCAGCGCCTACGCGGGCGCGCTGGTAGAGCTTGCGATCATCGCCAACCTCGGCAACGAGGCGGTCCAGTTGTTCCTCGACTTCGCGACGGTGGTCAGCAGCACCCTGACGAATGTCGTGTCGACCGGCAGCGCGTACGCCTCGGGGACCGGCGTCGGGATCCTGCAGCAGCCGACCGCCACGGGCAGCCTCCAGTTCATGAGCGGTAGCTGGCTGTACACCGTCGCCCAGAGTGACATCGTGCCGCTACACGCAGGCGACTCCTTCGGGACCGTTACCTTCCGGCCCATCTACCGCCAGGGCTCCGCGACCAACCAGACGTACAGGCGCAGCGCGGCGCAGCCATCCAAGTTCTGGGCGAAAGTCCTGTAGCCCCCTATCGAATGCGAGACTCCGATGGCAAAAGCCGCTCCTAAAATTGTTCCCGACCCGGCGGGCATCTTCGCCTCCGACGACCACCGGCGCGTACTGGGGCACCTCTCTCACCCCGACGACGAGTACGGCTGGACGGTCGACGCGCTGCTTTTCCGCATGGAGGAGAAGCTCGACTTCGCGCGGATCCTCGGTGGCCTGGAGTCCGATGGCCATGCTGCGTGCTATGACGGGTCGTGGCGGATGACGCAGGCGGGGTTCGATGCGCTGACGGGGCCTATCGCCAATGAGCCACCCGACCCTGGCGCGGCGATGATCGAGACTCACGTCAGCCGTGCTGGGGCGGCCACCAGGATTGAGGTCACGACATGAGCGGCGTCATCCTCCCGTCCATGAAGCAGATCCTGGCGCTGCAGCCGGGGCGCTTTACCGAGCCGGGCCGGAAGCACTTCGCGCCGGTCATCGACTTCGAGCAGGTCGACTGGATCAAGCGGGTGCGCGCTCGCGACGGGATCGGCGGCGGCTCAGGTTCGTTCTCGAACTTCACCTCCCCGCTGGTGCTCAACCATGTGACCGGCGAGGACAACGCTTCGTGGGCGAACCTCTCCCCGACCTTCTTCTGCCTGCTGACGGTCGTCCCCGACTCGTCCAAGACGCTCGGGGCGCTCCCTTCGCCGGGTACGGGCGGCACGGTCACCGAGGCGGCGTTCACGAGCTACGCGCGGTTCTCCATCGCCAATACCGGCTGGAACGCCGCGAGCGCGGGCGGCGCGGGCGTGGCGTCCTCGATCACCAACAACGGGACGATCACGATGGCTGGCTGCACGGGGTCGTCTTCGACGGTGATCGCCTGGTGTCTCGGGGACAAGGCTTCAATCGCCGGAGACGTGCTCGCCTGGGGGTCGGCTACCTCGGTGGTCATCTCGACGACGCAGACGCCGCCTACGGTCGCCTCCGGCGCGCTCCAGATCACGCTGCTCTAGGGAGCCGGAGTGTCGGTAGCCGACGCGCAGACCCCGGTTGCCAATACGGCCACCAGCGGGGCCGCCGGGCTCGCGCTCACGCTCGGGGGAGCGCCTACGGCAGGCAACGTAATGGTGGTGCTGCTCGCGGAGCAGGGCACGAGCGTGATCAGCCCTCCGGGCGGCGGGACGTGGGTGCAGATCGGCGCGCAGATCAGCGGTACGGCCTGCGCGGCAGCGGCCTTCCAGCGGGTCGTCCAGGCCGGGGACGGCGCGAGCTACACGTTCACCTGTACCTCTGCCGTTCGGCTCAGCGGCGTCATCTGGGAGAAGTCGGGGCAGGCCGCTTCGGGGTTCATCGACGCCTCCAACTCTTCTTCGGCTACTGGCGTGACGAGCTTGGCGACCGGATCGGTCACGCCGAGCGCGGCCGGAGGGCAGGCCGTAGCAGTCATCGGCCTCAACGGTACGGTCACCTTCTCGAACACTTGGACGAACGGTTTCAGTCAGGTAGCGCTCCGGCCAGCGGGCGCTGGTAGTCAGATCGCGGAATGGGCTGGCGCTACCAACCCGACGTCCGGCTCGGCGCTTACTACCACTGAGGGGTTCGGCGGGACTACCCGCAACGCTGTCTCGTTCGTGGTCGTCATCAAGGCGGCGGTCACGGCGGCTACGGTTGCGCCTGCGACCTGCGGAGCAAGCAGCGGTACGGCCGGGGCGGTCACAGCGGCGACGCAGATCGCTCCGGACGCGAGCGCTTGCGCGAGTGGTTCGGCGGCGGCGGTCACAGCAGCCACGCAGGTCGGCCTGGCGGCGTGCGGTGGCGCGAGCGCGACGGCCGCGAGCGTCGCTGCGCCTACTGCCATCACTCCGACCGCTTGCGCTGGGTCCAGCGCGGCGGCGGCTGCCGTATCTGCCCCCACGAGCGTCGCTCCGGCCGCGAGCGCCTCTGCGAGCGGGTCGGCGGCGGCTATTACAGGGGCGACCCAGATTGCGCCTAGCGCGCCTGCGTGCGCCTCGGGTGCTTCGGCGCTGATTACGGCTGCGACAGCGATCCAGCCGGGGACGGCCGCGAGCGTCTCGGCTACGAGCGCGGCGGTGACCGCGATCCCGCAGGTCACGCCAGCGCCGAGCGCGTCTTCGAGCGCTACGGCCGGGAGCGTGACCGCTCCGACGTTCATCTCTCCGGCTGCGGCTGGGAGCGCCTCCGGAGCGGCGGCGGCTATCACGGCTCCGACGTTCATCGTGCCCGCCTCGGCTTCGAGCGCGACTTCT